CCCTATTTAAGCGTAAAACCGCCCCAACCACATGGTTTGTGTGGATTTATAGTTTGAACCTACTAACCAGTAGGCCCTAGTACGTAGATGTTCACTTTCTTACTGCGAAGCTTTTCCTCTTTGAGACGTCTCACGCTTAGGTGGTCCGGAGCATTTGAACTCACGGCACCTAACATGGAACGTCTCTCGGAGTAGAGACTCGCTACGTAAGAAGGTAATAGTGGATCCCCGCTACAGTCCGCCGTGTTCCTATGAGGAACAGATACGAAAGACTTAAACGTATAACCACTAAAGCCCCTTTTGCGTCCGTAGGGTGTCAAGCAGGTCGGAGAGTCGGTCACAAAATGACCGTCACCGTACCCGTCCAAACCCCACAGACGGTATTTCTCGGGAACATGCTCAAGTAAGCACTGACGCAACAAGCCGTCAGGGTCCAATTGAGGTTTCCTAACCAGGAAGTTGTAGAAACAAACAACTTTATGGTACGAGAATCTACCCTTTAGGTAGAATGGGCGAACATCAACACCGTTAACAAAGTCCCCGCCACAACTCTCCCTAAAAGGGCCATCAAAGTAACTCTTCGAAGAATTAACCGAAAAGCCAAAGATGGGAAGCCAAATCCGCAAGGATGTGGCTAGAGTTGTGTTAACCACAATATCATCTCCGTAGACAGTAACGTCGAAAGGGATGTTAAAGTGTTTAGCGACGCCAAAAGCAAGAGAGTAAAAGATAAGACTCTCGAGCTCAAATGTAAAGCCATTACCCATGCTGGAGAACTTCTCCAAGTGGATCTTTGACTTTTCATAGTTGACAGTCGGTGTCCTATACGTATCAAGTAGGTGGAACCAATCCCAAGGGAGTAGTTCCATCACAAGTAAGTATGAGACACTGTCGGAGGCCTTCTCAAGATCTATGGTGGCAAGAGTCCCAGTTAAAGACCCTTGTCTCGCCCGTCTGCGGTTTATGCTCTGGTCATAGAGGTCGATACCAGCAACCTTAAGCTTTCGCTTAAGGTGGGTACCAATACCTCTCTGAACCATCACATTGACCGTAGGCTCGATGCAAATCGAACGCATAGTCTTGTAGTTCTTCGGCACGAAATCGAGCTTCCCGTCGTGCACCTCAACTTTCTTATGAAATTTGAAGTACGCCGGTAGCGTGCGAATGAGGGCTTGCAAAGCCGTCACCGCCGAGTTCGATATACTAGGTGGGTTCGACAATTTCCATCTTGCCGATACTTTGTTATTGGAACAAGATGTCGACGCCCCAGACCCGAAACTCAATTCAAGCTCTGATATCTCCGGCACGTCTCCTAGTATGGAAGCTATTTTCCGCTGCGCATACCAAATTATATGCGCAACGTCGCCTTGTGCGAAGCTTCCGTTTCGGAAACGCTCATTGATATCTTTGCAAGAACGCTCGGAGTCCAAGAAACTCTGTAAAGCAGCAGCACGTTTATCGATAGGCCCAACCATGTCCTCATCTTTTGAGAACAAAGCTAGAGCTTGTCGATTTCGTGCGTACCGCTCCAGAGGTTCTAACGGACTAAGCTCTTCAATAGCAGAGAAGGTCTCGAAAGGAGTCCAACTCTGTCTATATCCGAGCAAGTCAAGGAGTCTGTACCTAAGACTGTCACTGTCTACCCGCTTCCATATATGGAAGAACTGTCGTGTCCCTCCTCTCTTCTTCTTCTTTTTTGAGGAAGAAGAGGGAGAGTTCTCAGTAGCTCCGATCCGTTTACCGGAATAGGAGATCATGCTTTCACAAAAAGACATGGTCCACCTCCTTTTAGTACGGGACGTTCAGATTCTCAATGGAATCCAGAACGATCGCATCGAGGAGAAGGTTACTGAGAAGCACGCGCAGATCCTTACGCTGCTGGGCCGTACCACGGGCCGGAAGGAACATCTCGACAATAGCTTTATTCGAGTATGCCACTTTCGGAGCCGCAGTATAGCCTGCAGAGTTAGCGCCGGTAGCAGTCTCAAGCGCAGGCAAGTCCAAAACGAGGCGCAGCTTGCAAAGCTGTCCTTGTTTGACGGTCATATCAACCGTACCCTGTCCGACTAGAGCCAATGAACCCTGGTTTTCACGCCAGGTTGACTTGTCGCCAGAACGGAGGGGTAGGAAGGTATGAGTGACGGGACTTGACTGACCATCATTGATAGCTATGTTACCGATTTGAGACATATGGATGTATTTTCCTGCAAGGTTAAATGTTAATAGATTTGAGATTCGCGAGTAACGCGATCCCGTTAACCGCATGTCTTACAGACAACGCCTTTTCAAGAGGGTTGAACGTGGGAAATGCGGGGGGAAGGGGTTGACCAGAGACAGAGCGTTCCATATCAATGTATTTCCATTTTGCACTCCCGCCACCTTGAACCTGATAATAATCAGAGCCAATGCAGCCGAAAGCGTAATTTGAAAGTACATCCGTACGGATAACTTTGCCTTTCAGCACACGCGCGGCAGTAATCGCACTCATCCACGGCCCGATTGGTAAGAACCAATCGATGACGAAGGAGTAGGGCGTTTTCTCCCAAACGACAGATGCTGGATCGGTCAGACCAAGAGCATCCAAAAGATCAAGGCTTGCGGACGGGTAGTATATGAGTTGACACCTCCTGCGTGAGTAGGCAGTAGCCCACTTATTGCCGGAAGTAACTTCTCTTTCCTCCTGTGCGCGAGCCGTGAACTTCGGAATAACCGGATCACGTAACCTCCTATCGATGAAATCTACAGCATCTTTGACGTCCTTCATAAGAGGGACCCAGCCATACTGTATTTCCAACCAATGAGAAGCTGCGTTCTTGGCTTCAGACTTCTTGCTCCGAAGAGCAAGAGACGAGTAGGCACTAGCCCAATTGCCTTTACGGGCGGCTTTGATCGAACGCGCAATGCGTCGAGCAGAGTCACCAATGAGGCGTAGGCTAGAAGGAAGCTCAGCACCACTAATAGCGGCGTTGAAATCCGAGCCTTTCACGTTACCATAAAGCTTGTTTAGGGCTTTAATATATACAAGGTTTCGGTCGGGCGCAACAAAATTGGGCGTGAATGCCTTACACGATCTCGGTTCGCTGAGGCCGTTTAAAGTATTCACGGTGTCGCAGAGCGGTAATACATGATCCGCAAAGAGACACGTGTATGGATGAGGCGCGTTTTGCGGTTCCCCGCGAACGCGATTCGATCCTGCTTGAATTTTCTTGCAGAATGTTCCATACTCAGTCCAATATTTGTCGTACCCTGACCAAGTTGAGTATATGGTAGTCTTATTGGTCATATCCCCATCTCAGGGATAAGAGAAAACCCCTTCATAGCCAAACCCTTAACGTGCAGGAGGCGCATAGACTAACTCGTGAAGTCCATCATGAACTTCACGTAAGTCCACGACCGATAGCTTTTCTAGTTCTGGACGCGAGAACCCATTTACGGGCAACCCTCGTTGTCGAGCCAGAATAACTAACGACTCGATGTTGTCGAGGATCATTCTTTTACGAATTTGGATCAATTGATCCTGATCTTCAGACATAATGCAGCCTCCGTTAAGGACAAGGTTAACTAACCCAAGAACAAAGGTCAGAAGAAGACGACGACGAACCCGAGGACTAAACACACATATGATGTCGCTGATAATAGTAACAAAATTATTAGCTCTATCGTATAAGTGAGAAGGTTTCGCTTCGTTATCATCCAATTCTGACTCCGTTCAAAGGTTAGGTGGAGG